TCAGCTGGTTGAGTTCTTCTTCAATGTATTCAACACGTCCAGTCTTGTACGCGTCGGGATCCAACGGCATCCATACACCCACTGGTCCCACAAATACGTCGTGGTTCGGGTCTGCTTCTCTGAGAAGCTTGCACCGTAATTCAGCCTCTTCTTGACTGGGAAACGACCCTCTGACTTTAAGTCCGCGAGTAGACGTTTGGAAATTGTACAAAGAAGCGAATTCCGACTCCAGACGTTCTTCATTGTTGTCTAGAAATGTTTTGTAGTCATCCTCGATTGTAGTATCACACAGCTGCTGTTTCTCCTCTTTTGCAAACTCCTTAAATAGTACCATGATGGCGTTGAACTCAAGGTCGTAGCGATGCGATATAAAGTTTAGGAATTGTATGAACTTTTTCATCGCTTTATCTAAATCGAAATGTTTTAGGAAGGCCTCGAACATGAACATCTCTTTCTGTTTTAGAACCTTCTCCGGGGAAACAAAAGACATGCATACAAATTTCTGACCTGCAACTGGTCTATCTTCGTCCAAAAGGTCCACGTACTTCGCATTCGGCGTGCCGTCGGGATTACATTTCCGCTCAAAAGCTTTTGACATTATAACTAATTATAGCTTTACATTTTAAGTTTTTTTATCTTAGATATATTTATGATGGGAGACCTGAACCAGTATTTCGATGTCAAAGAGTTTGTGAGAAGAGCCATTAAGTACCTTGTGGAAGGTTTTATGGTCGCAGTAGCAGCGTACGCTATCCCGAAGCATTCGCTCAAACTGGACGAAGTTCTGCTGATATCGCTTACGGCGGCTGCCACGTTCACTATCCTGGACACTTATCTGCCTAGTTTTGCCGTTGCCGCGCGCACCGGAGCCGGATTCGGAATTGGTGGAAACCTTGTAGGGTTCCCCGTGGGAGCTTAAACTACACAGTGGGTATGAATGTCCAATCTAGTTCCTGACATATCTTTTTCCAAATTATATCTTGTTCTATGCGTTTGACAGGATCTTTAAGCATAGGGAAATATGTCAAAAAACGTCTTTCGTTTAAAAGTTCACACATTTTGTACAGCACGTAATAATAGTTTAGGAAATTTACTCTATCGTTGGGGCAGTGCTTCGCATACTGTTTTTCGACTTCTGTAAACAGATTGCATAGTCTTTCTTCGAGTTCTGGTGCCATTACGGGAGGCCTAATCCCTAGTTTGTCCTTGATAAATGGTATGTGCTCGTAGTACTTATTATGACCTAGCTTCTTCAAAATATCTTTCGATTTTCTGTTAGTCAGTTGGCTAAGAGATAATCGCTCTTTCGTAATTTGTGCTCTTATGTCCGACAAGACTTTCTCTGGAATCTGCGTTGTTTCCTTCGCCTGGAATTGCGCTAGGATTTCACGGAAATGATTAATCCGCCTATACGCATAAAAACATGCTTCCTTGGGGGGTTCCTTATAAGATGGCTTTTCATGCTCTACCAAATGCATTTGTTGTTGTCCGCAATTATTACAGACGCGGACACCCTCGTGTTCTATTGGTATCATCTCTCCCCCGCAAATGCATGTATCATATGATTTTTTAAAGTTCGTAATGTTGAAGAAGCGCTTGTCAACATTAGTCAAGTACGACTGAACATTGTTGCTTATAGACTCTTTGCTAGACATTTCAGATTTGTTAAAAAAAGAGTTCAATACCCTTGTTTTGTTGGCGCCACCTCCCGATATCTCTTTCTTCTTCTCGAAGTAGCTGAAAATATGAGCGGAATTATCCAATAAGTATTTACGTTCTTCATTGCGAATCTGACGTATTTCTTTGTTTATGGACACAAGTATGTCAGATATTTCCAAGCGTCTCTCGATGTCATCACCTGTCAATTCCTTGGTTTCACGCAACAAACGTCTCTTTTGTTTTTTCAATCTAGGAAGCTTTACTAATTGTCGCTGTCGTATCTCGGATAGCATTTCCTGGTGTTTGCTATCAAGTGTTACCAGAGATTTCTCATCTACCTTTATGTTTCGATTTGCTTTGGGTTTGAACGCGGGCATATGGTATATATAGAACACGTGTTTAAATAAAAATTAACTTTTCTTGGCTTTTGCATATGAATGTCAATATAGATCCAGTAATACTGCAAAAAATGGCATTTATCTATAATGCTATTGAAGACGGATGGTATATTCGCAAAAAGGGCGAATGTTACGTTTTTTCGAAAATGCATGAAGGCAAAAAAGAAATATACCTTGACTCTTATTTAAAGCAGTTTGTGAGTGAGAAAATGAACATCCAGCAACTTGTAAACGACACGAGCGATTAATTACCTTATTCCAAAAAATTCTTTTCTTTAGGAATACTATAATGGGAGGAGGACTAATGCAGCTCGTTGCTTACGGTGCCCAGGATGTCTACCTGACTGGCAACCCTCAAATCACCTTCTGGAAGGTGACCTATCGTCGTCACACGAACTTCGCCATGGAGTCCATTGAACAGACCTTCAACGGACAGGCTGACTTCGGCAGACGTGTGCAGTGCACAATCAGCCGTAATGGTGATCTTGCTTACAGAACGTACTTGCAGGTGACTCTGCCCCAGATTGGCAAGTCCCTGGCGGCTTATGCCCGTTGGTTGGATTACCCCGGTGAACAGATGATCAACATGGTCGAGGTCGAGATCGGTGGTCAACGCATCGACAGACAGTACGGTGACTGGATGCACATCTGGAATCAGCTGACCCTGACCTGCTGTGCCGAGCGTGGTTACAACCAGATGGTTGGGCAGACCACTCAACTCACCTACATCACAGATCCGTCTTTCGCTGATGTCAACCAGCCTTGTGACGCCAACGCCCCGAATGCCGTGTGCACACCCCGTAACTCTCTGCCCGAGACGACCCTGTACGTGCCTCTGCAATTCTGGTTCTGTCGCAACCCTGGTCTAGCTCTACCCCTGATTGCTCTCCAATACCACGAGGTCAAGATCACCCTCGAAATCCGTCCTCTGGATGAGTGCCTGTGGGCTGTGACCCAACTTGGATCCACTGTCGCCCCTGGACATGTTGTGAAGGCTGTGGCTGCTTACAACCAGTCTCTGGTTGCTGCTTCCCTGTACGTCGACTACGTATTCTTAGATACCGATGAGCGCAGACGTATGGCTCAGAACCCCCACGAGTACCTCATCGAGCAACTGCAATTCACTGGTGACGAGTCCATCGGAAGCTCCAGCAACAGAATCAAACTCAACTTCAATCATCCCTGCAAGGAGCTCGTTTTCGTTGTGCAGCCAGATGCCAATGTCAACTACTGTGCTTCCCTAGAGGCCATGAAAGTGCTGAACCGTGCTCTTGGAGCCCAGCCTTTCAATTACACCGATTCCATCGATGCTCTGCCCAATGCGCTCCACGCATACAGCGGACCACAGGCTGCCACAGGCTCCGGACTACCAGGTAGCATCCCGTCTGGTTTCGGATTCATCGATGCTGACGGTCTGTTCCAGGATGCTGGCGCTGCTGATATTCTCGACACTTCGCTTACTCCGTGGGGTAGCCCCTCTTATTCGTTCCCCAACTTCACTGTTGATGAGGACTCTGGTGTATCTGATGCTGGTGCCTTCGTGCTGGCCGAGACCGCCCTCAACATGCATTGCTGGGGACAGAATCCCGTGGTTACCGCCAAGCTCCAACTCAACGGACAGGACAGATTCTCCGAGCGTGAGGGAACCTACTTCGATCTGGTGCAGCCATACCAGCACCACACACGTAGCCCCGACACTGGTATCAACGTGTACTCCTTCGCCCTGCGCCCTGAGGAGCACCAGCCCAGTGGTTCTTGCAACATGTCCAGAATCGACACCGCTACACTCCAACTGGTTGTGTCCACAGCCGCCGTCGGTGGTCTGGGAACTGCCAAGGTCCGTGTCTACGCCACGAACTACAATGTGCTCAGAATCATGAGCGGAATGGGAGGGTTGGCGTATTCAAATTAAAAAGGCAATATACATATAACCCACAAAATTGAATTAAAGATTTCATCATATTATCGTTCACGACAATATGACGATGGAGAAGTATGAAAGTTCACCCGTTACTGAGCGTCTGAAATCGGGTGTTACAAGAGCTAACGACTATCGTAACATTGAGGACTATGAAGAAATAATTAGTGAAGACGAAGGATATATGATTACATATGGAAGAGAATACGGGAAAATCAAAAATATAGCTTGTTTAGTTGAACATAAAGTAACAAAAGAAAGATACTATAAAGTATCTTGTAATTCAGATCATTCTATCTTTACGCGGATTTCTTGTGAAGATATGGAAATCATTCGCAGTTCTGTCCCACGGAACACTTTAACTCTTCACAAGGGAACTGGTTATGTCATTATAAACGGTAGAACAGGATCGAAAAATAGATATTTGCATGACTTCATTTTAAGGAAAAAAGATCCAACTAATGAAAAAATAAACGATAAGCATTATACAGTAGATCATTACCCCAATACGAGTAAACTAGACAATAGAAGACTAAATCTCCGTTGGGCCACGCAAAGCGAACAAAATCGAAATAGAGGAAAAAAAGCGCGCAGTAAAAGCGCAAAACCGTTACCAGCAGGACTAACTCAGGATATGATGCCCAAACATGTTGGTTATTATTCCGAATGCCTTAATAAGGAAAAACAACTTTATAGAGAATTCTTCAAAATTGAGAAACACCCAAAATGTGAAAAACCAATATGTGGGTCAAAATCAGGGAAAATAAGTATACAAGAGAAGCTTACCGAGATAAAAAAGAAATTAGCAAACATTGAAAACGGTATTCTTGAAGACAATGCAAATAAGTTGCCACCCTATTACAGGATAAGTAATATTCGAAGTTCTCCACATATGTGTTTTGAAAAGAAAACACCAGACAAAAGATATGGAATGAATATGAAACTGAAAAAAGACGTGCCAGTCGACGTAGAGTTGGAAAGACTTAATAAAAGATTGTACGACAAATACCCAGAACTAGTGGCTACTGAAATAAACGATCTCATCGAAAGTATATAAACGTATTCTGACCTGGAACTCATTAAAATGCAACAACACTTTGACGGACACTCCGCAAAAGAAATATTTGGTTCCAAGACAGGCTACTCCTACGACGACATCATCATTTTGCCCGGTTTTATCGATTTTTCTGTGGAGGACGTCAATCTTACCGCGCAAATTACGAAAAACATCACGTTAAAAACACCACTCATAAGTTCTCCCATGGACACCGTTACAGAATCCGAGATGGCAATACAGCTTGCCCTCCAAGGAGGCATAGGAATCATCCATTGCAACAATAGCATTGAAGAACAATTACATGAGGTTAACAAAGTGAAGCG